CCCCACAAAGATTGTCCCTAATTGTGTCTTTCTCGATGCCCCTAGCTTTGAGACCATTGCCGGGGGCGGCAACATTGTGCGCGTAACTATCCCAGTCAAGGTCATTGGCACAGGCACAGCCGCGCAAGGTGTGCTTGAGAACATACTTAGCATTGTGGCTACAGTCCTTGGCTCTAGCGTTGTCATTATGGCAGGCCAGCCGTCATCTTTAGAGATAGGTGGCGCTACCTATCCTGCTTATGATCTGCAGATGGCTATGCAGGCACAAACTGCATGAGATACCTAACTGCAGTAGTATTATCTGCTAGAACTATAAACAGATACGGCACCCGATGAGCCTAAACCCACAAACCTAGAGGAATTATGGCGACATCAACTTATCTCACAAACCCAACCGTAAACCTTGCCCCCACAACTGGTGGTACAGCTGTTGATTTGACTGACCAGTGCCGCAGCGCCACCATTACCCTTGGCGTTGACAGTCTTGAAAGCACAGCCTTTGGCGATACCGGCCACCGATTTGTGCCAGGCCTACAAACCGTATCTGTAGAACTAGAAATGTATCTCAGCTATGGCGCTAATGAAGTTGAAGCCACACTGTTTGCCAATTTGGGCACAGGCACTACACAACTAGTGATTTCACCATCAGGGCTTACAGAGTCAGCCTCTAACCCTGAGTACACCATCATCAACATGCAGCTGGTGGATTACACCCCTATCACTGGCGCTGTAGGCGAACTGTCAATGATCACCGCGTCATTCATTGGCGGCACCTACGCACGAGACATCACACCCTAATTAACCAAAGGAACCCGACATGAAACTAACCCTTAAGGTAGATGCTGGTGAAGGCGCGTATGAAGTCACCACCTCGCTGTACGTCATTGTGCAATGGGAACGCAAATACAAACGAAAGTCAAGCACGATAGGTGAGCAAGGCATAAGCATTGAGGACTTGGCTTTTATGGCGTATGAGTCATCCAAGCTTGCTGGCATCTCAGGTTTGCCAGTTGTCCTCGATGACTGGATTAAGCGCCTAGTCACTTTGGAAGTGGTGGATAATGATCCGGCAAACCCTACCCAAGCGGAACCTACCGCAATTCCCTAGCCAGTTTGTTAGTAGCCACAGGCTGGTGGCCACCTGGGATAGAGTTTGACATAGCTGATCTGAACACCACGATTAAGCTGTTAAACGAAAGCCGAAAGCCATGAGCCTTGCCACAAGTGTAGAAATTACAGGCCTAAAGCAAGCACTGTCAGAGCTAAGCAAGTTAGACAAGTCAGCGCGCTTTAAGGCTGCCGCCAAGATTAAAGCCAGTAGTCCAGCAATGCTTGAGGAAGGCCGTAAGCAATTTCCTGCCGACATTGGTGTAACGATGATTCACGGCTGGGCACCTAGCAAAAAAGGCAAAGGCCGTCTGGCGTACGACAAAACTGCTGTAGATAAAGGTGTGCAAATTATGGTGGGTGGTCGTGCACGTGGCCAAGGCATTACACCGCTAGTCACCCTTGTGCAGAAAAGCGCAGCTGGTGCACTGTTTAGCCAGGCAGGCTCAAAAAGCAACAGCGACTTTTCACGTTTGCTTACTAATGTTTTTGGCAAGCCACAGCGCGGTTTGTGGCGCTCACGTGCCTTTATCGCAGAGCAAGGCGCAGCTGACATTATGAAAGCCGTAGATGAAGTAATAGCAGACGCTAATCGAGCGTTGATGGCAAGACTGTCAGAAAACACACTACAAAAGAGGGCTGGCTAATGGCTATTTACCTACCTATCCTTACAAGCTTTAATGACAAAGGATTAAAGCAAGCCGAAAAGGGTTTTAAGGATTTGGAAGGCGCGCAGGCTAAGGCAAAATATGCGCTGGGCAAAGCCAACAAATATGCAGCTGTAGCAGTGGCAGGTTTGGCTACTGGTCTAGGCATGGCTGTAAAAAGCGCTATGGAAGATGAGCAGGCCCAAACCTTGCTTGCTCGACAACTGCAAAAAACTACCGGCGCTACTGACGCACAGATTAAAAGCGTTGAGGACTACATAACAAAGCAGGGCCAACTTAAGGGTTTTACCGATGACGAGTTGAGGCCGAGTTTGTCTGGTCTAGTCAGGGCTACCAAGGACATTGGCGAGGCACAGAAAGCAACAAACCTTGCTATGGATGTGGCAGCCGCTAAAGGCCTGAGCCTTGAGACAGTTACTAAGGCTATGGAAAAGGCGTATGGCGGCAATATGGGTGCCTTGGCAAAATTGTCGCCAGAGCTAAAGCAGATGATTAAAGACGGCGCATCTATGGATGAAGTCATGGCTGCAATGTCAGAAACTTTTGGTGGTGCCGCTACTGACTCTGCTAACACTGCTGCAGGCTCGATGAAGCGTTTAGGCATTGCACTGCAAGAAGCTAAAGAAGGCGTTGGCGCTGCACTGTTGCCAGTTGTAGAAAAGGCTCTGCCGGTACTGCAAAAGTTAGGTCAGTTTGCACAAGATCACACCACCACGTTTGCTGTGCTGGCTGTAGGTATTGGTGGCCTGGCGCTAGCCATTGTTGGTGTAAACGCGGCCATGACTGCTTACACAGCAATCACAAAAGCCGCTGCAGCCATACAACTTGTGTTTAACGCTGTACTTACTGCAAACCCTATTGGCCTGACTGTTGTTGCTATCGGTTTGCTAATTGCTGGCCTGGCTGTTGCCTACGCAAAGTTTGAGGGCTTTCGCAAAGTAGTGCACAGTGTCGCCAACGGCATTGCTAGCTACTTCGAGTTTATTGTCAATGCCTACATAAAAATGATTAACGTAGTCATCCGTGGCATCAACTTAATTAAGCCAGGCAAAGACATTGGGCAAATTGGTGCTATCAGCATTGGCCGTATTGGCGATGATGGCGGCGGCAACACAGGCAGTGCACGTGGCTTTGAGGCTATGGCTACCGGTGGAATTGTTACTAGCCCTACTATGGCGCTGATTGGTGAGGCAGGCCCAGAGGCTGTTATCCCGTTAGACAAAATGGCTGGCATGGGCGGCAACAACGTGACTATTCATGTCAATGGCGGCGACCCTAACGCTGTAGTGGCTGCCTTGCGTACCTACATGCGTCAAAACGGCTCAGTGCCAATCAAGACTAGTAACGCGTTCTAATGCCTGGCACTTACACAGTTGAATACTCAACAGACAATGTGACATGGACTGCACTGTCAAATGTGCAGGCTATAAACATAAACATAGGCCGCCAAGAAATGTTGCAGCAGTACAGCGCATCAACAGCACAAGTAGTGGTTAGATACCCGAACGGCTATAACAGCCCTATTGCAGAAATGGTGTCAGGCACTTACATCCGCATTGGCTCACCAAATACTACTGATCCGTCTTACTCAACGTATTTTGGAGTAATTAAAGATGTCAGCGTCACCTACGGCATCCCCTATGTATCAAATGTAGGCAACGCCGACTTTCTAAACATCAGCATTGAAGGCTCATTTGCTGCCGCTGCACGTATGCAGGGCAACTCATATGTGATGGCCGCTGGTTTATTGTCAGCACAAATACTTGACATGCTGTCAGAAACTTTAATAGATGTTTCTACAGATTTTAATCCACAAATGGCTGGCACCACTATCAGCTCAACTTGGGGAGACTGGCTCAACTCTGTGCTAGTCACGCTTAACGGGCGCTTAAGTGACAGCCAAGGCGTTGAAGCCATTTTCTTAAAAGGGCCATTTAACCAAACAACCTGCACAGTAAACTTTTCTGACGTTGCCAATAACGCCACAAATCAAGTTTATAACCAAGCAAACTTTGGCGCGTTTTCAGACAACTTCTACACACAAGTCACTGTTGATCCGGCAGACTTTGCAGCACAAACAGTCACTAAGTCCGGCGCTACTGACCCATTGCGAACTTACCTTGTAAACACACTTTCAGCCTCTGCCGCGCAAGCGCTCGACCAAGCTAATTTTCTGCTCAGCCAATATCAAACGCAAAAGTTTGCCCTTACTTCTGTCTCTTGTTTGGCTGAAGCCCAGACCTCTTTTAAGTTAGACAAAATGGGCTTAACGCAGCTGGGCGAAATTATTGGCTCACTGGTTAGTGTTACATTTCGTGGCACTGTTTACCAGTCAGTTGTTGAGGGCATTACTGTGACGGCTACGCCTGAGTCAAGCCGGTACACGTATTACTTGTCAGGTGCTGATCTGAACAACTACCTAATTCTTGATGACGCGGTGTTCGGACAGCTCGATAACAACAAGTTAGGATATTAACTATGGCTATTTCATCAACCTTTGTCACGGGGCAGGTCTTTACAGCGGCGGACGCTAATTTGATGGCTAACTCAGGGCTGACCTACATCGCTGCTGGCACAGCGTCAGCACAAAACAGGCTCAATATCCCATCGTGCTTTAGCGCTACCTACACCAATTACCGAGTAGAAGTAGACAACCTAACCCACAGCACAGCCAACAACCTGATTATGCGGCTGTCAATTAGTGGCACAGACACTACGGGCACCGCGTACTACACGCAGCGTAGTGAGACAAACAGCGGCGCAATATCAGGCGTAAGCATCACGGCATCGTCAGCAATTTTTCCTACTTACGCCAACAGCGCAGCAGGCTCTTTTGTCACTTTATCCTTTGACGTGTTTAAGCCTTTTGTGGCTACGCCTACAACCGTTGCTGGTCAAGCCTCGCGCATTGACTCAACCACGAACCTTTACGCTGTGTCATTCTCAGGCCTGCAATCCGATAGCACATCTTTTAACGGCATAAGCCTTGTAGGTAACACTGGCAACATTACTTGCGTAATGCGCGTGTACGGATACCGCCAAGCATGATGCGTAAAAGCGTTATTCTATTGGTCTTTTTAGGCTCACTAACAGCCTGTGGTGACCGTGTACGTGTGAACTGTGAGCGCGTAAAAAACAAAGCTCTAAACGCTGTGACAGTTACAACAATACAAATAGGTGGTGGCCGCTGTGGCTAGAACAAAATACTCAAACGAAGAAATAAAAGCGCGCCTAGTCTTTATGGTTGGGCTAGGGCTAACACTGTCATTCCTCTTTAGCGTCATAGCAATTCTCTACGGCTTGCTATTTGTTGTACAGCCAATGGAACAAGCACCAAATGACTCTGCAGGCTGGTCAGTGCTTAGCAGCATGTTGCTTACATTGTCCGGTGGCCTTATCGGCTTACTAGCTGGCAACGGCTTAAAAGATAAACAGCCACCACCACCAACGCCATGACAAACCGCGCTTACCCGTACTATCCATCATGGGATGGCAAAGGCACACAGCCAGTCACTGCAAAACTTGTAGAGCTGTGCAAAGCGCGCTGGGGCATGACCTCACTAGGCACCTACGCCAACAGACCAATGCGAAACAATGCCGGACTATCAGTACACGCAACTGGTTACGCAGCTGATCTGAAATACAAAGATGAAGCCCAGGCACGTATTATTTGGGACTGGTTCCTAGCCAACAGCAAAGCCCTAGGACTGTGTGAGCTGCACTGGTACGCCTACGGCGAGTATGGCGCTGGCTACCGCTGTAGTCGAGGTGAAGGCAAAGCTGGCGTAAAGGTTTACACAGCAACAGACAATGCAGGCTCATATCAAGGCTCACCTAATTGGCTGCATATAGAGCTGGCAAGTCAAACACCAGAGCACTTTGAGCAACAATTCAGAGCGCTAAAAGAACTCCCAAAAACTGTTTGAGCAGTTTAGGGGCTAGGTGGTGGGTACTTTGTTTCCATTTAGTATCCACCACCGCTTTCTAAAATTGTGTATAGTCACAATTAACCGCTACTCAAATAGCAGAAAGTCAGAGGAAACATGACCTACACCGATTTACCACTATTC